CGCCGCACGCAAAGTGTTCTCCGCGCTGGCTACCGCACAACCTGTTGCGGAAACGAAACACCAACTCACCCAACTCAAGACTCCAGAGGCGGTACGCCATCTGGTCACCATGCTCTCGGCCTACGACTGGGAGTTTGTCGAGCAAGCCAAGGAGCTGCGCGGCATGGCGGTGGCCAAGATACTGGAGGAGACAAACCACCCCGACGCTCGGATCAGGCTCAAGGCGCTGGATATGCTCGGGCGGGTCACAGAGATCGGGCTGTTCACTGAACGCATCGAGGTCAAGCGTGCTGACCTGTCGGACAACGAGATTGACCAGAAGATCAAGGACAAGCTCAACAGGTTCATGGGCGTCGCAGACGCTGCTGTGATCGAAGACATAGAAGTTAGCACTCACACACATACGGCTGATGAAGCTCAACGACCTGACGCTCTCCCCAACTGAGGTCGCCGCCATTCAAAAGGCGCTCCCGACTCTTTCTCTCAAGGAGAAGATGGAGCTGTTTGACATGCTGGAGGAGCGCGAGAAGCGCTATGGGGTGGCCGCAGCACGCCAAGACATGATTCCGTTCGCCCAGCGGGTCTATCCGGGGTTTAAAGTAGGTCCACACCACAGGAAACTGGCCAAAATCTTCACCGATGTGATCGAGGGGCGCAAAAACCGGGTCATCATCAACATTGCCCCCCGTATGGGCAAGTCAGAATTCAGTTCTTACCTGTTCCCAGCCTACTTTCTAGGTAAATACCCTAATAAGAAGATCATCATGGGGACGCACACCGCGTCTTTGTCCGAAGACTTTGGCCGCAAGGTCCGCAATTTGATCGCAAGCGAGGATTACCGTGAGCTTTTCCCCCACACTGTTGTTGCCGATGACCAAAAAGCTGCTGGAAAATGGGGTACTAGCGCTGGGGGTCAGTATTACGCTGCTGGCGTCGGTGGTGCTCTGGCTGGTAGGGGTGCCGATCTGTTTGTTGTGGATGACCCTCACTCGGAACAGGACGTCAAAGCCAACAGCCGTCTAGCGTTTGACACGGCGTGGAGCTGGTTCCAAACGGGGCCCCTCCAGCGCTTGATGCCAGGGGGCGGAATCATTGTGGTGATGACCCGCTGGGGCAAGTTGGACCTGACCGGGCGGCTGATTGACTACCAGACCAAGAACCCCAACGCACCCGCATGGGAGATCGTGGAGCTGCCCGCCATACTGAACGAAGGCACGGACGACGAGAAGTCCCTGTGGCCAGAGCAGTGGCCCCTGGCTGCGTTGAAGTCGGCCAAAGCGTCGATCGACCCCCAGTATTGGAACGCGCAGTACATGCAGCAGCCCACCAGCGACAACGCGGCCATCATCTCCAGAAAGAACTGGCGCATCTGGGAGGGCGAAGAGCCGCCCTCCTGTGAGTACATCATCCAGTCCTGGGACACTGCGTTTGAAGCCAAGACCAGCGCTGACTATTCGGCGTGCACAACCTGGGGGGTGTTCTACAACGAGGAAGAGCACGATGCCGCGCAGGTCATACTGCTGGATGCGTTCAAAGACCGGATGCAGTTTCCTGAGTTGAAGGCCACTGCGCTCAAGCACTACAAAGAGTGGGAGCCAGATGCGTTTATTGTGGAGAAGAAGGCCGCAGGAGCGCCGTTGATACAAGAGCTGCGCAGGATGGGCATACCTGTGCAAGAGACCAACCCCTCCAGGGGCAACGACAAGATCGTGCGTCTGAACGCGGTTGCGGATTTGTTCACTTCAGGTACAGTCTGGGCACCAGACACACGCTGGGCCAGGGAGGTCATCGAGGAGGTGGCATCCTTCCCCAACGGCGAGAACGATGACTACGTGGACACGACCTCCCAGGCGTTGCTGCGGTTCAGACAGGGCGGGTTCATCAGTTTGGACACCGACGAGAAAGACGACCCCATCTACTTCCGCCGCAAGGCGGCGTATTACTAAGGACAGACATGGCAACCAATATCGACAAAGCGCTTTACCAACAGCCCCAGGGCATCGACGAACTGGGAGAGCAAGAAGAGCCGATCGAGATTGAGATCATCGACCCCGAGGAAGTCAACATCCACGCCGGGGACTTGGAGCTGTCCATCCGCCCTGGCGACGAAGAAGACGACACGTTCAATGACAACTTGGCCGAGGAGATGGACCAGTCTGCCTTGGAGACCCTGGCCGGGGACTTGGCAGGGGACATCGAGAACGACAAGAACTCCCGCAAGGACTGGGAGAAAGCCTACACCGAGGGGTTAAAGCTGCTGGGCCTCCAGTACGAGGAGCGCACAGAACCTTGGAACGGCGCATCTGGCGTGTTCCACCCGATGATTACCGAGGCGGTTGTGCGCTTCCAGTCTGAGACGATCACGGAGACCTTCCCCGCGCAAGGCCCGGTGCGTACCAAAATACTGGGCAAGCAGACCCCGCAGAAACAAGAAGCCGCTGTTCGTGTTGAGTTCGACATGAACTACGAGCTGACAGAAGTGATGCGTGAGTTCCGGCCTGAGCATGAGCGCATGCTGTGGAGCCTGCCAGCTACTGGTAGCGCGTTCAAGAAGGTGTACTACGACCCAAGCCTGGGCCGTCAGGTGTCGATGTTCATCCCGGCTGAAGACATCATCCTGCCCTACGGGGCCACGGACTTGGACACCTGCTACCGCGTCACCCATGTGATGCGCAAGACCAAGAACGAGATTGTGAAGCTCCAGAAAGCTGGGTTCTATCGTGACGTTGAGTTGCCCGATGCGTCCAGGGAGCAGACCAACATCCAGAAAGCCAAGGACAAGGAGACGGGGTTCAGTGACCTGAACGACGAGCGCTACATTATTTTTGAGTGCCACGTTGACCTGGACTTGGAGGGCTATCAAGACAAAGATGGTGACGGCGAAGAGACTGGCATCGCCTTACCATACGTAGTTACCCTAATAAAAGGGACCAATGAGGTGTTGGCTGTCCGCCGCAACTGGAAGCAAGACGATGAACTCCGACTCAAGCGACAGCATTTTGTCCACTACCAATACATCCCAGGCTTTGGGGCTTACGGCTTTGGCCTCTTCCACCTCATTGGGGGATTTGCCAAGTCAGCCACCAGCATCATGCGTCAGCTTGTCGATGCAGGAACGCTGTCGAACCTCCCAGGAGGTCTCAAATCTCGTGGACTTCGCATTAAGGGTGACGACACACCGATCCAGCCCGGCGAGTTCAGGGACGTAGACATCGGCTCTGGGGCACTGCGCGACAACATCCTGCCCCTGCCGTACAAGGAGCCAAGCGGCGTTCTGTACCAGTTGCTGGGCACCATCGTGGAGGAAGGCAGACGGTTTGCCGCCACGGCGGATATGAAGGTGTCAGACATGAGCGCACAAGCGCCTGTGGGCACCACGCTGGCTCTCTTGGAGCGTCAGTTGAAGGTGATGTCGGCGGTCCAGGCCCGGTTGCACTACAGCTTCAAGCAAGAGTTGCAACTGCTGGCCGGGCTGATTCGGGACTACACAGACCCCGAGTACGACTACGACCCAGACAAGTCCACACGACGCGCCAAGCAAGAGGACTACAACCACGTTGACATCATCCCGGTGAGCGACCCCAACGCGGCCACCATGAGCCAGCGGGTTGTGCAGTACCAAGCAGTCATCCAGATGGCACAGATGGCCCCGGACATCTACGACTTGCCCCAGTTGCACCGCCAGATGCTGGAGGTGTTGGGCATCAAGGACGCAGACAAGCTCGTGCCCCTGCCTGACGACCAAAAGCCCAAAGACCCCGTGTCTGAGAACATGGCCGCGCTTAAGTTGGAGCCGCTCAAGGCGTTCTTCTACCAAGACCACGAGTCGCACATCAAGGTGCACACGATGGCCATGCAAGACCCCATCGTCATGCAGTTGATTGGTCAAAACCCCAAGGCACCGCAGATTCAAGCGGCGATGATGGCGCACGTTGCCGAGCACGTAGGCTTTGCGTACCGCCAAAAAATTGAGCAGCAGCTTGGTATGCCACTGCCCCCAGCAGATGAGAAGCTGCCACCGCAGATCGAGACGGCGCTGTCAGGGATGATGGCCCAGGCAGCACAGCAAGTGCTCCAGCAAAGCCAACAGCAAGCCGCGCAACAGCAGGCTCAGCAGCAGCAACAAGACCCTGTACTACAGATGCAAAAGCAAGAGTTGCAGATTCGTCAGCAAGAAGTCAGCATCAAGGACAAGGAAGTTACTGGCAAGCTGGCCATCGAAGAGAAGAAACTGCAAATCGACGCCATGGCAAAGGCGGGCAAATACCGAATGGACAAAGAAGATCAGGCACTCAAAGCGGCAGAAAACGCAGGCAAGTTCCAGATGTCCCAAAAAGAACAACAGTTCAACAACCAGCAAAAGATGGGGGATGCCCTGCTGCGGGTTGATGACCAGTTGCTTAAGCGTAGAGAAAACCAACCACGAAAGGAAACCCCTAAAGAATGATTCAAGATTTCGCACGCGTATTGCGCGAACAAATACGCAACGACATGAACAACTACGCAGATGACTGTGCTGGTGGTGCGTGTCGCAATTTTGACGAATACCAAAAACTTTGCGGAACCATTCAGGGTCTGGCTATCGCAGAGCGTTACATCATTGACCTTGCAGAGAAAGTTGAAAAATCCGATGAGTGAACTCGCACTTGAACCGGGGCAATTTGCCCTGCCTGAAGCAATCCAACCCGTCGATGCCCCGGCAGAAGACGCAAACAACGATGAGAAAGCAACCATGCTGCCAGAGCCAACAGGCTGGAAGCTGCTGTGTGCGGTGCCCGACATATCTGAAAAGATTGATGGCACTGAGCTTGATCTCGTTAAAGCATCATCCGTCATGCGCCAAGAAGAACACGCCACAACTGTTCTGTTTGTGCTCAAGGTCGGCCCTGACGCATACAAAGACACTACCAAGTTCCCCGCAGGCGCGTGGTGCAAGGCAGGCGACTTTGTACTGGTACGTACTTATTCTGGTACGCGCTTCAAAATTTTCGGTAAAGAGTTTCGCTTGATTAACGACGATCAAGTCGATGCTGTTGTGCAAGACCCTCGCGGGTTAACCCGCGCTTGATGGAGTAGACATGGCTGAACAATACAAGTTCCCAGACGAACTGGATGACGAAAAGACTTCCCAGGTCAATGTGTCCGTGGGGGACGACGGTGACGTAGAAGTCGAAGTCGTTGACGATACCCCCATCCAAGACAGAGGCCGCAAGCCCCTGGACCGGGAGGTGGAAGACCCCACGGACGACGAAATCGAGAACTACTCCGATAAAGTCAAAGGACGCATCAAGGAGTTGACCCACGCACGCCACGACGAGCGCCGGGCCAAAGAAGCCACCATGCGCGAGAAGCAAGAACTCGAGCGTCTTGCACAGCAGCTCATCAACGAGAACAAGCAGTTAAAACAGTACGTTTCAACTGGGTCAGAACAGTACGGCACCATGGCCAAAACAGCGGCGGAAGCCGAACTGGAGAAAGCCCGCCGCCAGTACAAGGATGCCCAGGAAGCGTTTGACACTGACGCCATAATTGCAGCGCAGGAAGCACTTACTGACGCCAAGTGGAAGTTGGAGCAAGCGAAAAGTTTTCGCCCACCCCCTTTACAAACCGAAGAATATGATGTACAAACGCGTCAAAGCGCACCCGAACAAGCGCAACCAGACGAAAAAACCCTGCGCTGGCAGGCAAAAAACCAGTGGTTTGGTTCCAACGGGTTCGAAGAAGTCACCAGCTTTGCACTAGGGCTGCATCAAAAACTAGTCAACAACGGGGTCGATCCCCGCAGTGATGATTATTTCGAGCAAATCGATGCTCGCGTGAAGTCCAAGTTCCCCGAAGTTTTCGGTGGTACAGAAGACAAGCCAAGGTCGGGTGATTCCCCAAGACGACCTGCTGCCGTTGCAGCGCCCGCGACCCGTTCGTCGGGTGCCAAGAAAGTCCAACTCACTCAGACCCAGGTCGCACTGGCAAAGAAATTTGGATTAACCCCGCAGCAGTATGCTGCTCAAGTAGCAAAATTGGAGAGTCAAAATGGCTGAAAACCGTACCCCCCGTGATCTCGTGTCACGCGACAAGCAAACCCGTTATGTGTATACGCCTTCCTCGGCACTGCCTGATCCGACCCCGGAGCCAGGATATGTGTACCGCTGGGTGGCCACCCACATATTAGGGCAAGCTGAACCCACCAACGTGTCTCGAAAGATGCGCGACGGTTGGGAGCCAGTCAAGGCAGAAGATCATCCAGAATTGATGATTGAAGGTAGCGCAAAGACCGGGAACGTCGAAATTGGCGGACTCATGCTTTGCAAGATGGTGGCGGAACGGGCACGCGCTCGGGACGACTACTACGACCGACAAGCACAAAACCAGATGGAATCGGTGGACAACCACTTCATGCGAAACAATGATCCTCGTATGCCTTTGTTTGCGGACCGCAAGTCCACAGTCAGCGGCGGCAGGGGGTTTGGTTCAGGTTCTAAGTAAACAAGGAGTCCTTAAATGGCATCAGTAGCATCCCCATACGGGCTAAAACCCGTGAATGAACTGGGCGGCACACCATATGCAGGTGCAACCCGTTCGTATCTCATCGACCCCGCAGGCACTGCCGCAAACATTTACAACGGTTCGCCCGTGTACGTGAATTCGTCAGGCTATTTGGCTGTGGCCACCGCAACTGGCGCTGATGCGACCACCAACGGCTTTCCTGTCGGTACCGCTAACACGGGCATCGTAGGTGTGTTTGTTGGCTGTTCTTACATCAACGCACAAGGCCAAGTGATCTATGCTCAGTACTACCCCACGGGTACCACTGGCGTGATTAACGCTTACGTTGTGGATGACCCCGGTGTTGTGTTCCAAGTTCAGTCTGCTGACTCTGTCACGCAAGCTGCCGTTGGCGCAAACGTGTTTTTCTCAACTGGCGCT